CAGGGCTCCGAAAATGTCCAGGACTTCCTGCCCTTTCTCGATCCGCTCCGAGCCGACTTCTTGGGGAACGGTGTAGGGCTCCGGCGACATAATATCGCCTTCATCCAAGGGGGATCCGCAACCGGGACACAGCAAATCAGTCGTCATTTCGGTGTACGGGGTCTGACCGCCACACTCGGGACAGGAATAATTCGCTTCCTCGCCAGGCATCTGCATCTGCCCCTCTGCAAACTCGGGCTGATCCTGGAAGCCAAATCTGAGGCCGTCCTGGACGTAGCGCATATAGCCGGCCACTTTCCCATCGGTCCAGGCGAAGTACGCCATTCTCTCCAAAAGGGCGCTGGCCTCATTGTTCCGCTGGATCAAACGGATGACTTCGGATCCCACCTTGGCGGTGGTCACATCTTCCGGCTGATCGGTGGACTGAGGGAACAGGCGCGTGTGGGGGTTACTCTGTGATAACACAGCGATTATGGATAATCCGAAGGCTTGATAAATATTAGTTACAAATGAATATCTGGGCATCTGATCCGAGATAAAATCACGGTTGAAAAGAGTCTCAAACGGGAATCTCCACTCCTGATCCGACTCGGCCCACCAAATGTTTTGAACGCCCTTCCAATACTCTCGGGCTTGCTTGGCCTTCTTGACTTCCTCGCGCCTGGCCGACAGCGTTTCATCCTTCATTTCCGCGATAAGGGAGCGGAGGGATTGCTTTACACCGTCGGGGATATTCTCCATGAACCGGCCATAGCCGGTTTCGCCCGGTCCCGTGAGAGCGTCAGGCGCCCCATCTTCGAGGCCTAGAGGATGGGTTGCTGTTGTGAGTCCCATCTATTCTTCCATCCCGAACAGCTTTTTGAAGGGATTTTTCTTCTTCTTCTTCTTCTTTGGTGGGATCCTTGTCGTTTCGCCAGTTACAGGATCGTAAGTTGACTCAAAACTCATTTCGGATCGGTACGCACCCATGGGCAGTTCTTCCCTCAATCGAGCCCTTCGTTTTTCGGCTCGCTCCTGGGCGCCTCGGGTTCTCCATCTTTCAATCGCTGTTGGCATTTCAGTTCCCTCTCTTTCAAATAAAACCGGCACCCGCCCCCTGGTTCTCTCCCGCTGCAAAGCTCGCGGCATCTATCTCCGTCCACCACCACCGAAAATCCTGGAAAACAAACCGCCGCCCTGGCCAGCTCCCCGTAATCGCTCTGTAATCGCAGCCCTGGCCTGTTCCTGTTGTTGGGCTCGGTTCTGAGCGAATTGGGCCAGGAAGTCGGCACCGGGCTTGCCCCCGCGCAAGAACGAACCTGGACCCATCTTTTTTCGCCGCCGCGAGGCCTTGTCACCCGCCTGACCTGCAGCCTTCCCCATCAAACCCCCGAGAGCGCCTTTTCTACCCATGTTTCCTCCCTTAGTAGCGGTGACTTCCGGGATTGTGCGAGCTGCCCTTGTTGACACCCTTGTTCCTGTTGCGGAGGGGCGCCTTCGGTTTGCTGGCGCCCTCGCCGGGATAGCTCAAGCCGTGGCGGTAGTCGTTGAAAACGTGGCCCACGAAATAGGCCATATCCTTGGCGTTCTCAAAGACTTTGACGGTGGGCTCCATGTAGCCGCCGACCATCATTCCCGTTTCGCCGCCCTTCTTTTTCTTGTCGTAGGGTTCTTCCCAAAAGCACTTGACGACGAAGCCGTTTTCCGCGTACTCGATTTCGAGCTTGTTCACCATGTAGCCCATTTTGGCGTACTCTGCGGCCTTCTCTCCGTAGGCTTCCATGGACATTTTGCTCTTGGCTTTCCCGCCTTCCATCATGCGACCATAGGCCGGATTGGCGTAGTGATCTCCCTTTTTGTTATGAGGCATTGACCTTCTCCTTTTCTTCTCTGCGACTTGCGATTTCTTTCTCGATCTCGGCAGCCCGGCCTCTGCTCTGATTCTCAAGATCCCTTCGCAGCGTGGCGTGGGTGCCTCGCTTAACCACATTTCGCGGTCCTGTTCCCTTTTCGGCCATCACATCACGCCGGAGCTTTTGGCCCCTGGCGCTAAGATCCTGCATATCGGGAGTGGCGATTTGTTGGATGCCCTTTTGGGCCAGAAGGGTGTGATTGAGCCCGGCGTTTTCCTGGCGCAACCGGACGACTTCCGCTTCCAGATAGCGAACATATCGGGAACGGAAAATGTCGAGAAAGCCGTTGACGATTTCCAGTAGCCTCATGGCTAACTGGCCTTCTTCTTGGTGGCTTTTTTCTTGTTGTTTTTCTTTTTGGCTGCCTTCTTTTTCCCTGGCTCCCAGGTGTCCAGGTCGCACACGCAGCCCAATCTCTCTCCGATGATTACCCGGAACAGCTCAGAGCGCATCCTGCCGAAAATGTCCTCTGCACCGTCAGCGCGAACAAGGACGATGTTGGCAGTTTTTCCTTCGATTCTCGCTATGAGGCAGTCATGGGTTTTACCGGAGAGGTCAACGTAGGTAGCAGCTTGGCCGACTTCCATGGCGTTTCCTCCAATGGGAAAGGCCGTCGCTATCGTAATCGTTTTGAACAGGTGCGCCCCCCGGCGAGTCAGGAACCGAAGGGCGCGAATGGAAAACGGATTTCAGAGTAGCATGGAAGGTCCGACAAAACAACGGCGCATTAACGGCGCTTTAATTCGCCGTTGTCTAAAAGCCGCGCCGGTTGGGCCTGGGATGCCGCATAAAGCGCTTCGGCAGCCGCCGCTTCGGGCTCATGTGCCTCTGGTTCTTCGCCGTTTCCTGCAGCACCTTCATCATGGCCTCATTCGGATCCTCGATGGGTTTGATGAGCTTCCGCAGCCGGGACTCGAAGGGCTCCGCTTTCGGAGAATAACGGCTCTTGAGCCCGTACCGGCACGAATCGTAAGGATCATCGCCGTCAATTTTCATCACATCTTCCACGTTCTTGTCGTCCCGGATCATCATGGGGATACACTCGATGATTCCTTTACAGTGATCCGCGATCACCCATCGACCATCGCGCAGCATCTGATACATCAGCATGGCCCCGCCGATCCGGTCATTGTTGGCCGGCCTGGCGCTGGTGAATTTGGCTTCCCGGAAAACCGAGTTCATCTGATCCGCGATGGTGTCCGGCCCCTGCCGGTGAGCGAAGGCGTCAGGAGCCAGATATATGGTCGTGATCTTCTCATCCTTCATGTTGCTCATCTTCACGATTTTGAAGGCCAGATCCTCCGGCGTCATCTTGTCGTGAACAAACTCCCGATAGGTGAAAGTGGTCCCGGAATCGCTCTGACAATGCCAATAGACCGCAGACGGATGAATGTAGCCCCAATCCACGGAAACCCACCTCGGCCACCACGGTTGAATCTTCATATCCTCAACCCGGCAAGTCATCGTCGCCCGGTCAAAAATATCGAAGTACACCCCCGCCAGAACGTCCCACCTTCCCTCCAAAAGAGCTGCCCGAAGATGGTTGGGCAAGGCTTCGAGCTTCGCCCTGTAGTCGCCATCGTCGGCGTAAACAGGGTTATCTGAGAGCAAGGCCGGGATGAAATGATAGTCGTCAGGATTGTAGGCCCTCTCCTGGCCCTCATCCATCCCCGGTGCCGGCACCTTGTCCAGCCACAGCGCTTTCACCCACGAAAAACCCGGTCCCACCGGATTCGTCGCTCCCGCCATCAGACCGCCCATGTGAGGGCTCCGGTTCCACCCCGAAAGCGTGTTCCACTGATTCAAGGTGAACTGCGTCAGCTCGTCCCATCCCACGAAAGCCCACTCACCCCCCTGATACTGCCAAACATCATCCTCCGTCTTGCAATACCCGAATTTCGTCACCGATCCGTTGTGCCAGTTCACTATCTGCTTCTGCGTGTTGTAGCTCTTGTATGCCTCTTTCGGCACCAGGCGTCGGAAATTCAGAATGATCGAGGCTTCCAGCTCGGGGTACGTCCGTCGCAGGACAAGCGTATTGATCCCGGCATGGACATTCGCCGCCAGATCCACCGCCTCCATCAGCAACGCCCACGACTTCCCCGGTCCCGCAGCTCCCCCAAAAAGCCGATACTTCGCCTTCGACTTGTGAAAAATCGACTGCTTCGGAAACGGAGAATACGGCTGAAGCAACTCGATCCCCTTGCGCTTTTCCTCAACCAGCTTCCGTAGCCGCTTCTCGCCTACCTCGATCTTAGGGCCTTCTGCCATGCGTCCCTTCTACCCCCGCGCCCTCGCGCTGCATCGTCCGAAACTCCAACACCCCCAAAGCACTCTTGAGGTTCTGAATCGCGCTCGCATTTTCCGAACACGCAAACTCACTGTCCTGATACCACTCGATCCTCTGCAGAGCCGCTTTAATCACTGTCTCCACAAACGCTCCATTTGGCTTCTTTCGGTCCTCTCCCCGGCCAAGAGGCCCCTTCTGCCATGAAATGTCAATCCCCGTCGCCTCGAAGGTTCCCCCGTGTGGCTTCCCCTCTTTCATCTGATTTTTTGCTGTGAATTCTTGCAGCATCTTTTTCCCCTTTCACTACATTTTCGGACACTTTTCGACACAATCGGACACTTTTCTTGAAAAATAACGCTATCGACGGTAAAAAACACTCACATTCTTTTTCCCAGAGGTGTACCCCCGTTCACCTCTAAGCATAGCCTCCCGTGTAGCGTTTTCATATCGCTTTTTGAAACAGACGTAGGGGTATATATCAGACCCCACCGGGGGGTCGCCCCGGTCGGATCTTCGTCCTTCCTTACTTGGGGCTCGGATCCGCTCTCGACCTGGGGGATGACCAGCTGCCGGAGCCCGCGACCTGGACCGACGGATCGGGCCGGCCAGCTCCAAGGACTCCCCGATTCGCCGGCCAACGCTCCAAGGACAGGCCCCCACCTCCAAGGACTCGACGCTTCTACTCAGGGCCCAGGTCAATGACTGGCTCACCAGCTGCGACGGGATCCGGGCGCCTGTCTATCCCTGTCTTGAGGTAGACAACCAGCTTCGGGGCCAGCTCCGAGGACAGGCCCATGTATTCAGCCAGGAGCTTGAGCGCATCCATCTTCGAGTAGAGCTTAACCTTGCGCTTCACTCTCTCGTAGGTCCGGCTGCCGTCCTTGTTCGTGGAAGTCAGGGTTTGTTCTTCTACCGATTCGATGGCAGCGGCCAGCTCCGGGGGTATGTCCTCGGACGCCAAGACTTCCAGCTGCCCGTCATCAGTCCACCGGCAATAGGTCCGGATGTTCGAGAAGGCGATGGCCGCCAGCTCTTGAAGCAGCCTGTCCTCGGTGACTTCGAGAGAGGCCAGGGCCTCGGACCGCTTCGCCTGTAGAGCTGACTGGACAGCCTCAAGAGCAAGCAGCCGCGAGCCTGTCTGTCTTGCGCTGTGTTTGGAATATCCCGCCCGGATGGCCGCCTGAGTTGCGTTGCGGTCCTTTCGGTACTCGACCAGGAAAGCCGCTTGCTTCGGTTTGAGGGCCTGGACATTTGAGGCCATAGCCGGATTCTAGCACTTCGGGAAGGATCCAGCCCGAAAAGGCCCGCGAGGATGGCCCAGGTCGAGAGAATGAAGGGAAAGGCAGCCGGTAGGACCAGGGCAACCAGGAGGGGAGAGAGGGCGCCAGGTTGACGCCCTCCGGGGTGGATTCTCTACCCTTCGCCGGGGCCTGGATCCAGGTCGGCAGCTGCGGCAGCTTGCAGCGTCAGGGCTTCGTCTTGGAGATCGCCGTCAGGATCCGCAGCCGGGGCCGGTGGATCCGGTGGGGAGTAATGAGCCAGGGACCGGATAAAGGTCGTTTCCTGGTAGACCTCACGCCATCGGCGCCATGCTTCGCGGGGCTGCCATCCCTTCGCATCAGCGAAGCGGGCCAGGTCGCAATCTTCTTCGAGGTAGACCAGGGCCGTTACTCCACCGGGCCGGGGGCCGGTTGTGTAGCTGAAGGCGCTGATAAGGTGCGCGATTCGCAGCTCGACCAGCTCCGCGTGGGTGACTTCCAGCCAGCCGTGGCCGGGGTCGTAAATGAGGCGGTATTTCGGCTCGTTCCTGGTGCGCTTCTGAGGCCAGCGCTGCCGGATCCGTGGGCCTGGGTAGCTGTGTGCCATCAGTGGCCCCCTTCCAGGTAGGCCCGTTGCGACTCCGGCCCTTCGTTGTTAATCCGGGCAGCTTCTTCGCCCTTCGAGTCGTGGACGGCCTCATCCATCCGGCCTGGGTCGTCAGGGTGACTGATCGAATAGCCCGCGTGGCGCATTGTCTGGGCTACCTGGTCGAGGGTTTCGCTGTCCCACTCGACGCCATCCATGAAGCCGTGGATCCGGTCCAGGGCTGCCCGGTTATCGTTGGCCGTGATTTGGTCGCGGGTCGCGGTGAGCTGGACGGCTGCCAGTTCGTCGCGGGTATCCTCAAGCCGCTGCCGGACCGTCATCAGCGTTGTGTGGTGTTCCTCTAGCAGCTCGCTGCGGTGGGCCGCTTCGGATAGAAGGCGCTCGACCTTGCAGCGCTCAGGGTGGGCGCCTGTCTCCCGGTGATACTTCGAGAGGATGGCCCCCATTTTGTCGTCAACGTACAGGCCCACACGGCTGGCCCACTTCAGGGTTACATCGGGCCGCTGACTGCGGGGCGTTCCTCGGCGGGGCTTGCGGCCCTTGAGGGTGAGCCGGTAGCGGTCCCGATTCATGTAACGGCGCAGCCACCACAGCCACGCCGAAGTGACCAGGCCCAGGGGGCCGATGGCCGGGAAGTTCGCCAGCTGCCGGGGTGGAAGCTCGCGCCTTATGGTCGGGTATTCTGGAAACGTCTGATATTCGCTCATGGTTGACCTTCTTTCTTATCGTATTCTTCCCAGGCTGCCGTCAGTTCCTCGCGGGTTATCGGGTCCAGCCCTTCGGACAGGATCCGCACCAGCTCATCGTCATCGACGCAGGGAAGAAGGGCAGAAAAGAGCGGGCTTACCTGGTCAATGTCCAGGTGGCCCACCCACTGATTAACGTCAGTGATTCTCATTATTCGCCTTCCTTTCGTATCGGTTCGTAGAAGTTGCGGCCCGCTCGGCGCTCATACTGTAGGCCCATGCCGGACAGAACCCCGGTGACGCTGTTCACCAGCGGCCCCGCTGCCGTGTGCTGATAGCCCCCGACCTTGAGCCGGTCCATGATTTCGGTGGAAGTGAGGGGCCTTGCAGCCCTGCCCAATATGGCCCGGATGGCCGGGGCGAGCTTCAGAGGGGTGAGCGATCCCGCTGCCGTCTTTGGGTTGCCGTTCGGGCCGTTGGTCGCGGCCATCACTTCGGCTTCTGACTTCGCCCGGAGCGCTTCATGCGCCGAAAGGGCCACGGCTGCCGGGTTGCTTTCTATTAAGGCGTGGGCCGCTTTGGCCTTCGTGGCTGCCCGCGTTGCTGCGGCCTTGTCTTTCTGCGCCTGGGTCCAGGCCCTACCCTTGCGGGCTTTCTTGCGGCCCGTTGTGGTGGATCCTCGCGGCCCTTTTTCCTCTGTTTTCTTCACTTTGGCCGCTTTCGGGGCTTCTACCGGGATCCCCTCCCCGAAGTAGACGACCTCCAAGGCCGTCAGGGCGTGTTCGCGGTCCTGGATTTCGATTTGTAGCGCTTCGATGGCTGCGAAGATCGCGGCGTGGCGCTGGTGTTTTGCTTTCAGTGTCATTTCGTTTTCCTTTCCTGTTCGGAGTTGCGAGCCTTACAGGCCCGGTAATCGGCTTGCAGCTCCCTGGCGAGCTGCCGAAGAAGCCGGACAATCTCAAGCGGTGGACCGGCCAGCTGGACGGGCGCTTGCTTCGTGTGGGGTGACTTGCTCATAAACTCGACGTAACCGGGGGCCGGTTCTTTCTCGTAGCGCGAGCCGACCCATGCGCCGGTCCCGGCCAGGTCAAACCAGCCGTTTCTACCTCTGCAGCGGATCATGCGCCCCCCTTTGGATCCCAGGGGCCGGAGCTTTTGCGGGCGATGTAAGCAACCCCGCAGCTGTTCCCGTTTGCGTCCCGGATAGATTGGCGGGGCAGGTCTGCCGTCGCGTTGATGTGTTCGCTCAGTTGGTCGAGGATCCGGCCAACCTCGACGGCTGCCGCTTCGTCCGGGTTGAAGTCCCCGGCAGCCTGGAAGGCGTCATTTTCTAGCACTATTTTGAGCGTCCAGATTCTCAAGACGGCCCCCTTTCCAGCTCGGCCCGGATGATCTTCGTTAAGGTGGCCCGGTTCTCCCTCACGAAGCGGTAAAGCCCCATGCTGGATCCACGCCACCATAGATATAAGTCCTCTTGATTCTGGACCCACTGGCGGCGGTCCTCGTCATTCATCGTGGGCGCCTTCATACCTTGGCACCTGGCGAGAATTTCAAGAGGCGGGCGCTTTCGCTTTCCTTTACCTCTGGCGTGTGTTCCCAATCGGCCCCGTCATATCCGGGCAGCTCCGTTATCAGCTTGCCCTGTAGGGACTCGCAGAAGCTCTTAGCCTCGCTCGTTTTCCAGCCCTCATGTTCGCAGCTCTGATATTCGTAGCAGCTGATGAGCTTGAGCCCCTGGACCGCTGAAGGGGCGACGGTGACGGCCTCCCATCGGTAGCGCCGTTTGTAATACTCATCACAGGGACCGGGGAGGCCGTCGTGTACGCTGTCCTGATAACGACAGGTGACAGAGGCCACGCAGCAATCAACCAACATCTGACCGACTCCGTGGAGGGTTTCGTGTGTCAGCTCGCCGGTTGTGTTGCTGTCCCATTGGTTAAAGATCCGGGACCAGCGGAGCGGCGAGGCCGAAGGATACGGCAGCCGCAGCCCTAACAAAATCAGGGCGTCAATGTGGGATTTTGAAACTACAAATGCGCTCATGTTTTACCCCTTTCCGTGGGTAAGGCGCCGGGTCGGACCTTTTACAGAGGAGAGAAGTCGTGCCGCGTGTGGAGTGCGCCACGGGGTACGACCCGGCGTAAATTTTGGTTATCTCCCCTCACCGTTGGATTCTATCCTATAAGGGGTGACAAAAGCGCGAGCTTTTTTGATGGCTGCGGTTTAGATCCCCCACGCTGCAATTTTGGGGGGGCCTGGGGCCAGCTCCCGGATCCGGGCCGACGATCGGCAGCCCCGCGAGCTCCTGTCCTGGTCGGGCTGGATC